CACAATTTCGAAGATCGTCGATCCCGCCGGCGCCACGGCGTCGAGACGCCGGCCGCCGTCGAGATAGGGCTGCGCGATGATGCGCGCGCCGCTGTTTTGCGCTATGAGTTGCGACACGTCAGATCGTTACCAAGAGGTCGCCATGAGCAAGGAAACCTTTTCCAGGGAAAAGCCAAAAACCGTTGCCGAGTTGATCGCGGAGCTATCCAAACTCGACCCGAACATGCGTGTGATGGTTCAGGGATACGAAAGTGGGCTGCACGACTGCGACGTTCCAGAAATCCGCACCGCAGAGGTCAATGCGAATCCGGATGAAGATTGGTTTTTCGGGCCTCACAACGAGCTTTTTGACGGGCAGAAACGAACCGAAAACTCCATCGATGTAGTTTTGATCGGTCGGTATTGCTGCAAGGACTAATCACGCCAATTCCTTGTGACGCCATGCGCTCATGAGCCTCGGCAACCATCGGCCGTCTGCGTAACGCTCGATTGAGCTGTCCTTACCAGATGTCGCGTGCAGCATCAGGCCGTTCTCGACGACAACCCCGACATGGCTTTGCAGCCCGAAACAGCGAAACAGCAGGATATCGAGTTCGCGCTCATCGCCGGGTTCGACTTTGACCCACGGACCGTGTGCGCATTGGCCATCAACAAGGCGGGCGATATCCTCGCGTTCCTCGGCGGTGACGTAGAGCCCGTTGAGCGGATCAAGCGGGACGCCCGCGACTTCGGCATAAACCAAGCTGCATATGCCCCAACAATCGAGCCCTTCGCGCGTTCGCCCGCCGGGGAGAAACGGCAGGCCAATATAGGACGCTGACCAGTGCATCAGGGGCGCCGCTCGCGCCAAATAACCTGCAGCGCCCGCGCATCGCAGTCGCCGAATTCAACATCCCCGAGCACGCGAAGATCATCGCAAAGGCCCGCCTCAAGATAGGCAATGAACCGCGCATGAAAGCTCGCGAGCTTATCGGTTGGAAGACCGGAGATCGCCACTTGCATGCGAGAGATGAGTTCTTCACTCATGCGCTAGGGATACCATGCAAGCCAGGAAAGAAATTCTTCGTCTGCCGCGCCCCAAACGGCTCCGACACGAAGGGCTCGCGCGACAGGTCGAACGTCGCCGAGGTGTCGTCGAACGAGCAGCGCACAATGCGCAATCCGCGATATGCCTGGATCACCGTGTCAGGAGCCGAAGCCAGAACTAGTTCGATCGACGCTGTCGCTGGGGAAACGAACGACTGCGCCGTTTCGATAAAGTTGGACTCGATATTTTCGAACACCAGCGCGACGCGCGGCGGCGTCCCTTTGCGGTCGTCCGGAACGATCGCCGACATCAGCACGAAGTCGTATTCATTGCCGCGCGAAATGGTTCCAAAACGCAGCGGCTCTATACTCAAAGGCGATGATCCTGTGTCGCTCGAAACCCGGACCGGCGCGGCAAGATCGGCGTGCGTGATCGTGACAAGCGCGACTTCGATTTCCTCGCTGTGCTCGGCATACATCACCGAGCGGACTGTGAGCGGGATAACGGCCACTACGGCAGCACTTCGAGTTGGAAGGAGGCCATGAACTGCAGGCCCCAGGGCGTGAACTGCGGCGCTTCCTGTGCAAAGCGAACAAGCCAGTTGGCCGTCACCAAGACTGGCAAACCGCCGCCATCCAGAACAGGAAGACCGCCGCCATCAAGCAGCGGAATCCCGTCATGCGTCTGGTCCGGCATAATGAACGGAAGCGACCCGTAAACCGTTTCCTCGATCCAGAACCGCTCGAAACGCGCTTTCTGCGCATAAGTGACGATGGTGGATGCAGCCACCGGCAGCACGGCCGACGAATAGCGGCGGCGCACCTTGCCGGGACCGGATTGCGTGCGTGAGAATAGGCGGCCGTCGCGCAGCTTTTCGGAATAGCCGTCTCGCAACACGCGTTGCGGGAGGTCCGTCGGCCAACTAGGAACCGCCATTAGCGCCGCGCCACCTTGCGGCTCATGCCGTTCGCCGCCTGTAGAGCCTCTTGCCCTTGTGGCGAGCCGATCGCAGCGGCGATCCGCTCATCCATGACGACGTCGATCCGGCGCCCGCCGCTGGAGTCGCGCGTTTCTTGGACCTTCGTGCCCTGCGGCGCGCCGATCAGATTGACGGTGACAGGGGCGGCTGCCATCGAGCCGGTTCCGCGATTATCATTGCTGGACCCGCGCGCGGCCGTGAGCGCCGCCGCCACGCTGCGCTGCTGCGCCGCATTCAGGATGACCTCGCCTGCATGGGCGATCACCGGAACGGCGCCGCCACTGGCAAAATGCGGCGCGCCGATGAATGCCGACATCGGCATGTTAACGCGCTTCCCGCCGGGCGCGCCGACGACGCCGCCGACGTCAAGGGAAGGGAACAGGCCGGAGATAATACTCCCAATCGCCCCGCCGTTCGCCGATCCGGTTTTTCCGAATATCCCCTCAATCGCGCGGTCGGCCGCAAGCGATACGAGCCGATCGGCAATCCGCTCCAATGCGCTGTTGAGCGCGTCCGCAGCGCTGGCCCCATGCAGCATGGCGCTGGCAATGCCACTAAGCGCTTCGCGTGCGGAGCCGCGCACGAGGTCTAAGTTCTCGGTCAGGCGACGTTGGGCGTCATCAGCGTCGCGGGCGTGCGCTTGGTAATCGGCCCATGCCTTGGCGTTACGGTCGATCCATGCTTGCTGCTCCGGCAGGATGGTTTTTGTCTGCCGAATGGCGTCATTCATCAGCTCTTGGCGCTTGGTCGACTCATCAATGGCGCGCTGATCTTGGCCGAGCGTCGAAATGCGGGATTGGAGCGCCTTTTCCGACGCTTCGATCTGCTTGGCGATGTCTTCCTGTGGTTGGATGCGGAATTGGCGCTCAGCCGAGGCGAGGCGCAGCGACTGCTCTTGCGCGGACAGTGCGCCGACGCGCGACCCAGAAGCGGCGTTGTCGTTTATGCCGCCGATCCCTTCAAAGCGGCCGATACCGGCGCGCGCCGCGCCATGGAACGGCCCCCAGCCCATACGCTTCGCCTGCTCAAGCGCGAAGCTGATCGTGGCGCGCTCATTGGCGGGATTGGAAGGATCTAGCCCGGTCCGCCGGGCGAAGTCATCGCCCATCCCGCCGACCGCATTGCCGCCCTTCGCAATGCCGCCGCGGTGCAGTTGGAAGGCCCCGAAAGACGATCCTTTGTCGCCGGTGAAGGAGCCAAGTCCCTCGCTGCGCGCGACACGCAGCGCGACGCTCGGATCGATACCCATGCGCGCCGCTTCCGAGCGGATAAAGTCAGACATCCCGCGCGGGTCAGCGCCGCTCGGCGAGCGGCCGCCCGCGAAGAATGGCAGGCCGTTGCCGCCAGTTCCGCCGATCTTGTCCGCCAGTCCATCGAACGCGCTCGCAACGCGATGCGCAGCGTCTGCCGCCGTATTGAACTGCGCGGCCATCGGCGTCGCAGTGTTCGGAAGGTTTTGCTCGCGGAAGTCGCGAACATCATTCAATATGCGCTGGCGGGCCTGCTCTAGAGGCGTCTTGCCGGCCATGCCGGCTTCGTCTTGTGCGGAACGAAGCCGATCTTCCGCCCTTCGATTGCCCTCCGCAATTAGCTTCGCGCGCGCGCCTTCTACAGCGATGCTCGCCTCTAGTTCTGTCTTGTTCGACCGGATAGCTTCTGTCCATGCGCGTTGAGTGGCCACGGCTTCGCGCTGTGCAAAGGTGCGCGCCGAAATCTCCGCAACCGCGAGCGCGTTGTCCTGGCGCATGACGTCGGCGGAGGTCTTGAAATTGGCAATCTGACTGGTAAGCTGCTCAACCACAGTTCGCGCGTCGCCGGCCCGGTCGCCAAGTTTCGCCAGGCCATCGGCCGTCTCGGTCAGCGGCTTGACGGCGTCAAGCTGCTCTTTGAGCCCGCGCAGACGGGACGAGTCCGGCGCCAGACGGTCGATAATCGGCCCAGCGATTTGCGAGCGGCGGTTTAGATCGGCCTCGCGCGCCGCCTGCGCGGTTCTTTCGCGTTCGGCCTGTATCTGGCGCTCCAGATTGCGAACGCGCGCCTCCGCGGCGGACTCGCCCGGGAAAGAGCTAGCGTCGCCGTTGCGCTGGGCGCGAAGATTGAAGAATTCGCCCCTGGCAGTAGCAAGCTGTTCTTGCAGCGTCGGTCCAGCGGCCATGCGGCCAAGCGACGGGCCTAGCCCAGCGATGGGCGTTGTCGCCCAATTGCGGATCGATCGCCAGATTTTCTCAAGTTCGGACGATGTATCCTTGGCCTTCTTGACCTCTTCGTCAAAGAGCCTCGTCTTTTCGGTCTGGGCGTCGATATGCCGCCCCGACGCCTCAAGCGAGCGGATCATTTCTTTCGTTGAAAATGATACCGCACCGAAACGCTTTTCGAACGCCCCGAGGCCGGAGTCAGAAACGATCTTGGAAATTTCCTCCCCGGCATTTTCCATATCTAGGCCGAACGCGCGCGCAAATGGCAGCGCGTCTGAAAACAGCGTCTTGATGTTCGATCCGGCAATACCAGACGACGCAAATTGGCCGGCTAGGCCGATCCCTTCGCCCACGCTAAGCCCGCCGGACCGCGCCGAGGCAAGTTCGCGCAGTTGCGCCGCCGTGACACCGGCGGCGCGCCCTGTGCCTTGGATTGCGCGCTCCAAAGCGTTTTGCTGTTCGGCAAACTGAAATGCCGCATAGCCGGCGACGCCGAGCGCGCCGGTCAGCAGTGTGACGGGGTTGAGCGCCAGGCGCAGCGCTACCCCGCCAAAATCCTTCAGCGCCGCGCCAGCGCCGCCTTGGCTCGACGAAAACACGTCAGCGATCTGCGCGCCTTGCTGCGCCAACACCTGTAGTGGAGATGAGCCGCTGGCGAGAGATGTTCCAACATCCTGGAACTGTCTGGACAGGTTGACCCACTCGTGACGGGCGAGGCCGACCGCCTTGGCGTTATCATTCGTTGCGGCAGTGAACCGCCGCATGGCCGATTCCGTCGCGCTCGCCGCGCCGGAGACATTCGCCCCGGTCTTGGAAAACGCCCCAGTCAGATCAGTCGCAGATTTTTCTGCTTTGTGTGCCGCGACCGACACCTTATCGAGCGCCAGCGCGCCGCGTTCAAGCGGTTCTGAGTTAATCGCGAAACCCAAGGATGCGATATCTACCATGGTCAATCGTCTCCTTTTTCTCGCTTGAGTTGATCTGCGATCTCGTCATTCACCGCCGCCACATAAGCGGCGTCGACAATCTGCAAGACTTTGATTTCCTCGCGACGAATGATCGTCCCCGAGGTTTGCAGCCACGCCATGATTTCCAGCGGTGAAATCCGGCAGATCGATCCTTGATTATGGGAGCGGGTTTCCGAAATCTCCCAAAACCATTTCAGGATGTAGCCGCCGTGCTCCGGCGTTGGGAGCTGCGGCGTTTCCTCTGCGCAGCCAAAGCGCGCATTGCGTTGCGTTCGCGTCTCGCCGCCTTTGTCTGGCGTATTATAACGGACGTAGACGTGAATGAGCCGAATGAGGTCTTCGGCTATTCCTTGGTAAAATTTCCGATGCGCTTCGCCGCCGCGACCGTTTGAGCGAAGATCCAGTCCTGTTCGGTCAAGACGCTCTCGACGATCGCCGGAGTAAACTCAGGGGCTTTGCCTTTGTAGAGGTTCGTCCCCCAATCCCACGATGCGACGAAGGCCGCAGCGCGGGCGATCTCCTGCTTTTCGAAGTCGGAAGCTCTGAGCTTTTCCCCCTGCGCAGCCCGTGCGGCATTGTCATCAAGCTGTTGACGCACGAGACGCTTGACGATGTCCGACGACTCCGAGCGAATATGAAAGGTGACGCCGATTTCCTCGCTGGTCTTCGGATGGCGCAGTTTGAGAGGAAACGTCGTCTCGTAGGAGACGATCTTAGACAGGTCCATGAATGGTTCCTTCTTTACGCGGCGAGCACGATCACATCGCGCTGGTTCATGGCGGCGGTGTATTGCTCAAGGATGAAATCCTCGCCGCGACCGCCGGGCCGACGCGGGCCGTTGATGACGCCCTTGTTATAGACGATGCTGTTCGTCGTCTGGACGGATGTCTTGTCGTCATATTCGAACTTGAAGGCATATTCGTAATCGGTCAGCGCAGCGGCGCGCAGCGCGATCTGGCCAGCGTCATCGTTGACGACGGCGAGTTCGACTTCCCAATTCCCGCCATCGGTGACGCCTTTGGCCTTGGCAATCACGTCCGTATCGAGCGTGTTGTAGTTGATGATGTTGGTGTTCGATCCCAAGCCAGTGATGGAACCGACTTTCTTGATCTGGACCCATGTCAGCAAGGCGAATGCCGCTGCGTCAAGCGCGCCATCCTGAGGGGTTGCGCAAATGTAAAGTTTGCCGTTCTTGAGAGTGTCGGGGCGCGCCATGGTCTGTTCCTTTCCTTAGATGAAAGCCCGCCACTTGATAGTGACGGGAATGCGGATTGACGGCTTATCAATGATTACCGGACTATCGCCGGGCACGTCGTAAATCTTCAGCGCGAAGGAGCCATCTGCCGGGCGCAGGATCGTGCCAACGGAAAAATGTGCGACTACTTCCCCGACAATCTCGCTGGGCTGGATAATGCCTTTATCAAGCGGCGCGACAATGGTGACCTGCAACTGCCCGAGATACATCGACTCATCGTCTGCGGCGAGGAATGGCGATGTCGTCGCATTCGGCAGATGCGAGACGTCGAGATAAGTTTCGCCCGTGACCGGGGTGAAGGAGATGTTCGGCCATGCGACGCGCCTAGCCGGGACCAGGACCAGCGCCGCCATATGGGCGAGTAGCAGTTCCGGGATGACGGCTTCCGGCGTTACGGCCATTCATGCTAAACCTTGTCCATGCCGCCCAAAGGACGTCGCGTAACTGACAACGAAGCCCACACCGTGCTCTGTGAAGCCGGGGCGAAGATCGCTGATTGTGAAGGGGAAACTATTCACGCCGAAACAGCGCTGAGGGCGGCTGAGAAGGCGCTGTTGCTGCTACAGCTTGGGTTATTGTCGGCCAGCGAGAAGGCTACCGGCGAGAGTTCGCCGCCACTGCCGCCTTTGCCTCAGAAACCGCCTCGTTGACGATCTGTGGCCACCGCTGCGCCGTCAGGCGGACCATGCCTACCGGCGGCCGACCTCTAGCTCCAAATTCTACGAAGCCCGCGTAGCCGGCGGCGAAGCCTAGAAACACCGTTCTGCCGAGCGGAACGCCGAGAATGACCAAATTCACCGGCCCGCTATCGAACGCATAGCTCTGCCCGTCTTGCGGGCGCGCGTTGGCGCGCATGATTGGCATTTGCGAACCAGACGCCGTGAACGAGTGTCTGAGAAAACCCGTTCGGATGGGACTTCGAGCCACAACCTCTTCGGCCACTTTCTCGGCGGCCTTATGGAAAACCGCCTCAAGCCGTTCTTTGGATTGCTGCGTCCATGCGTCGACTTGGGCGCTAAAGCTACTGGCCATCAGCGCAGGGTCAGCGAATACGAAATGCGCACTTCCTCGCGACAGCGGCATTGGATATCGCGATCATGCGGGGCGTGCATGGAAGGCCCGGTCGGCGTGGCGAACGGCTCGCGCCAGCGCCGGCCTTGCTTGTTTAGGCCAGGGATGAGGCGATGCGTGTCGCGAACGCGCTCATCGCCGGCCGTGACCCAAAATTTCTTCAGCCTGTCCTCTTGCACCTGGCCACGTTCGATCGCTTGGTCGTAAGCTTCGACTTTGGCCGCGCCGAGCGCCCGGATCGTTTCCGTCCGCGCGATCACGTCGCCGCGGTATTTGAGCGAGCGCGCCCGATAGGCGGCGAGCATCTTGGCCTGCGTCGCAGCGGGGATCGGTTCTCCCGAGGCGGCGGCCTTGCGGACTGCGCCATCAAAGCGCTTGTCACGCAACCCACGCCCGAGCGCCTTCTGAAGCTCTCCGGGATCGGTTGACGCCAGTTCGGCCGCATAGCGCCGCTGCCATGACTCTTGCTGACTGGTGAGCCCGACAACCCCGCCGACGCGGCTTTTGGTCTTGGGATCGATCTTACCGACCAAATCAAGCGCCGCCGTGCGCGGGTTGACGCCTTCCTGAAGGCTTGCCGTCAGATTGGCCCGGACCATGGCGCGCTGATCGTCGACAATCTCTGTTATCAGACCAGACGACTTCGCCTGAAGCCATTGTTCGGCCCGTGGCGAGCGGATATCGAACAGGATGCGAATGAGCGCCCCGCCGCCGTCACGCGCCGCTGGGATGGTTTCCGCGACAGCCGACCCGCCGGCGCCATAGGCATCCGCGATGGCGTTGCGCAGACCCGCGAAGTCGTTCACGTCCAGCCCGAGCGCGCGAACCGCGCCATCAACATCGCCGATCTTCAGCCGCGCCTCAATCGCGGCAATCGATGCCTTGTCGGCGATGGCGCGCACCGCATCGATAAACGCCTTTCGAAGGCGAGGCTCCCATTCCTCTGTGAGAGCCTCGATATCGACGTTTCTGGCCAATTATTGACCCCTCAACTGGAAGATCGATGCGTTGCGGGGCGTTGCGTTGCGAGGCGAAGCGCGGCAATGCCAGCGAAAATCCGTCAGGCAGCTTTATGAATTTTGCGGAACATATTAATGCGTTCACGCAATTTCGCATTTTCTTTCGATCGCTTGTCGGCTCCTGTTAAAAACTCCACACCGTAGATGTCGCCGCTTTTTCTGACTCTTACATTCTCATATCGGCTGCGAAAATATTCTGCTGCGAGAGCTTTGACGCACGCCGTATCGCCCATAACTGAATCAATAAATGCATCGAACGCCTCTTTGCGCGTTGCTTCTGGGTTAGCTATCAAAGCGGCTTCGAAGTGCTCGAAAATACCAGTCATTTTCCCTCCCGCCTGCTGGCGTCGTCTTTCTTGACGCCGGGGATACGCGCGACGGCGGACCCGGCGTCAGAATGAAGCGCTAGGCCGAACGGGCGAGGATCAAAATTTGATAGGTCGCGGAAGCGCCGGAGCTATTCGAAACGCGCAAAATATCCGCCGTGGTGGCCGTGATCGTCGCGAGACCAGCCGCACCGGGGGATGCTATTTCGAAGACGCCGCCGGGGCTGATCGGCCATAGCGCCGCAGAGAAACCGGGAACAAAAGCCGTAGCTCCGCCGAGCGTCAGATTGGTTGTGTTCGCGACGCCACTCAAAGGCTCGTTGACGACGATGAGCGCAACGAGTTCCGCGGCGGTAATAGTGGCTCCAAAGGCGTCGGTCAGCACGCCGGCAAGGTCAATGTCGTCATTCGTCGCGCTCGCCACCGTGCGCTCCGCGAGATAGACGATATCAGCTTGGTTGGCTCCGGTCCCATTCGCGAATGAGAGTGTTTTATTGATCGCCTTTGACCAAGACGGGGCGACGCCAGCGACAGCAGTCCTGGTCTGCGATACGGAGGCGCCAGCATTGAGAGTCGCGGATACAGCCATTTTCAAGCCCTCGCTTGTAGTTCGAACATGACGACCGTTCCGGCCGGGGAAAGAGGTTTTACGCTCACAATCGTATGAGCTTCGCCGCCGATGATGAGAAGATCGGTTTCATTCGGCGTGACGGTGAGACCGGCGGTCGACAGATAGACGAGCTTGTCAGTCGAGAGGATGCGGGTTCCATCTATTGCCGCATCGCTGTAATTCATGACCGCGAGCGTGCAAGCGTAATCCTGCGTCGTGATGATTGGATCGAACGGCGTCCCGCCCGTTGATGCTCGGCGCAGGGTCGCCGTTTGGCCATAGCGATTGATGAGACGCTCAGCCGTCGCGCGCGGGCGTGCGTAATTGAAAGCTGCAGTCATGCGCGGTAGGACTCGCCAACGAGATTGGAAGCCGCCGCCTTGCTCGAAATGAACGGCGCGATCAAATCCCGGACGATGGTCAGCACGGGGATATGGGCCGCAGCGGTTGCCATTGCATTCGCATACTCGACTTCGATCTGGCCGATCTTCTCACGCTTCACCGCGTCCGACGCCGTCACGGTCGCCGCCATGCTGCCGGGGGAGACGAGTTCCTGCAACGCCAGTTCAGCGGCGGCGCGCTCAATCTCGATAGGGATTTCGTCAGAGCCAATGCCGTAGCCCTCACGGTCGATCATGCCGGCGCGTGGCCAGGCAAGCGCCTGATCGCGGGCGCGCGTGCGGACGCCAGACCAGATCACAGAGTTCGACAGATAGGACGTGGCGCGCCGGATCGCGGCCTCTTTGTCCGCATCGGCGCCCGTCCACGTCGAATGCTCGAGCGCGAGGTGATAGGCGTCCGCGCCCGCCAGCGAAATCAGCGCGTCGGCGTTCGATAGCCCTGCGCCAGTTTCCACAGTCAACGCCATTTAGGCATACCCACAGTATCGCAATAGGCTTGGATAAGCCCTTGGGAAATGGCCTGCATTGCATATGCCTCCATCTCTTTCCCGGGGGCGGTCTCTCCGATATCCTCTCGGATGGCCTGCCAGATGTGGGTAGCTTCGTGGATGATCAATCCAAGGACTTCAGTCGCCGTCCTACCCTTGCGATGGTTGATGACGACGATGGCGCAAAGTTTGCCATTCTTGTTATCCAAGAACACGCAGCGGCCGTCCGTCGTCGGGTATGGCTCGTTGGGTAGCCCAAGCCGCTTCATCTCGCGCTTCCACGCCGCCTCGCTAGGACAAAGCCCGAAGTGAACCGGTTGCCAGCCCATATCGCACCAGATGACCTTGTCAGCGGCGCGTGGCGTCATGCGCTTGGCTCGGCCTCGCCCTTGTTCATTTCCGCCGCGGCCTCTTCCTCTGTCTGGAAGCCGGAGCTGATGCGCTCGCCGTTCAGATGGACGAACCAAAGACCGCGCGGACCCTTGGCGACGTGCTTGCCCATTTCTGCGACGGTATGATTGACGACAGCCGCGCTGTTGTCAGCCCCGCCTGACGGGTCCTTGTCGGTGTAGAGTTCCGGCGAATTGGCAAGGATTTCGCGCGCATCAACGCTCTCGTATTCGCGCGGCTCACCAGTCTGCTTGTTCCAGATCGTCTTCATGATTTCACCTCGACGAGAAAAAATGGCGAGCCGATGAGGCCCGCCCTCGTTGCATTACGATGTCCTACTTCTTCGCCAGGAAGGCGGAGTAGTTGATGCCGGTGGCGATGACGCCGGCGACGGTCGTATACAGCCGGACGTAGCGGTAAAGCGTCCCGTTCAGCTCGTTGGTGATCGGCACCATGTGGCGACCGACAGCGGTATCAGCATCGGCCGGCGCCGGGTTGTTGCCGAAGGTGGCCTTGGCCAGTTCGACGCTGCCAGAGGTCATCGCCGCGACGGCGGAGCCCTCTAGGCTGATCGTGTAGATCTCGTCGCCGCCCGCCACTTCCAGTGCGGAAATGTCGATGATGAGATCGGCTTCCATAAACCCGTTGCCCAGATCGAGAATGATCGAGCCGGCCGCGGAAGCGGCGACCAGACCGGCCTCCTTTAGCAGCGTGGCATGATCGTAGGTCTTCATGGAATACTGTGACATTTCGATTGCTCCTTTCGCGAGCGGTTACGCGGTGACCGCGGCGTCGGAAATCGACCAGAGGCGGGTAGCGGCGCGGCCGTTAAAGGCTGCGATGCCGGTGAACCATTCAACGCGGGTGCGCCAAACCGGAGCAGTCTGAAGCTCACCAAGGTCGCGAACGTCCATGCCCCCGTTCTGAATGCCGGTGACGCCATCGGCCCCCATGCTCACGACGTAGATCGACGTGGCAGTGGCGGTGCCGGAGGTTGCGGCCTCGGTGAACGGCAGGATCGCAGTCCCCTCGCCGTCGAGGTCGACGGTGATGATCGGAAGATCATTATACATCATGATCCTGCGACCGAATTCGTCCTTGTCCCAACTGATGTTGCCGCCGACCGTAGTGGTACGGGCAGCCACGGTCAGCTTGCGCGCCATGGACTTGTTCATGATCAGATGCGTCGGGTTGAGCGTCTGATCAATCGCCTCGTCCAGCTTGCCGAGCGAGAGCGGAGTGCCGTTGGCGGTCGCGCCAGCTGCAATGAGCTGGTTGCCGACGATGCGGGTTTGGAGACCGTCGAACTCGCGGGGGTCGCTTGCCTGATCACCCTTGATAAACTTTCGGGTCCAAGCGAGCGCCAACGCCCTCACCTTCATTCCCTCATGGCGAGCGCGAATACCCTCACCCATGGTCCGAATGATAAAGTTATCGACGTCGAGATCGCCGCCGGCAATGACAAGCGGTTCGGTCATCGGATTAAGCACGCCGGTTGAGGGCGTGTAAGCCTCGTTGACGCCGCGGAAGCCTACGCCGGGGAGATTGCCCTCCCGATTGTATTTCAGCGCGTTGCCGGCGATGTCTTCGAACGGGAGAACCCTGAGAACGTCGGAGGAACCGGCGTAGAGTTCAATGATGGCGGAGCGGATAACGTCACCCGTTTCCAGCTTCGCCGCTTCGATAAGCGTGAGAGCCATGACTTGGTCCTTTGATGAGAATTGGAGACAACGGGCGAGCCGTGTTTGGATGGGCTATCCGGCCCGTGTCACCGCCCCTCATCCAAGGAACCGGCAGGAATTTTAGCTTACCTAACGAGCTACGCCTCGGGCGGCGTTAATCCGCTCGACTGGCGAGAGACCGGAGAGGTTCTTATTGCCGCCACCGCCGTTGCTCGTCTTCGCACCGGTGCCATTGCTCCCGGTCCCCTTCAGGATATTGTCCCTTTGGGGGTTGGCGTTGACGAGGATCGAAAGCGCTTCGTCGAAATCGGCGAGTTCGCCCGGCTTCGCGGCAGAATATATTTTGTTGCCGTTCTGATCGAAGGCGACGACTTTGCCGTCTTCGATCTTGAAATTATTACCGAACCTGGACTCAACGAATTCAGAAGGGATGGCGATCTTATTTTTTATGAACTCCGAACTTTTGAACGCGCCGCCGATTTTCTCGCTGTAGAGCTGGCCTTCAAGATCAGTCGCGCGCTTTTCAGCGTCGGCGATCTTGACCTCCAAAGCCTTCTGAATTTCCGCCTTCACCTTTTCGACTTCGCCAGCATCGATCAATTTCTTCTGATCGATCGTGGAGAGCTTTTCCAGCGCGTCGCGGGCCTTGGCGGCGTCAAGACCTTCGAACGTCTTCAGGGTGCGCTCTGCTGCCTCCGCGCGCTCACGATGGCCTTTGGCCTCACCATTCAAACGAGAAATTGTCGCCGCCGTTCCAGGGAGGTCGACGGCCGTTTCGGTTCCATCATCTGCGACATAGACCGGCTTGCCGTCTGCTACTTCGGCATAGGTCTTGCCATCGTGTTCAACCGTTTTTAGACGCATAAATATCTCCTTGGCCATCCGGCCGATTACGGTGCATCCGCACCCTGCGCCATTGGCATCCGCCCAATGGCCGAACCGTCCGCCGGTGCCATCATTGCGGCGTCGGTCTCTTCCTCCATCGGATCTGACGGCGCTTCTTCAAGCAGCCGCGCCCGTTCGATTTCAGGATCGAAATTGTCTGACAACTTGCCGCGGCGCTTCAGTTCGTCCCACAGCGTCTCTTGGGAGAGATCGCCATTCTTGCGCGCCTCAAGCAAATCAGCCGTGCCGTCATTGTCCTTCAGCGCCAGCGCGAAGTCAGTATCGATCGTGACTTCCGGTTCGTCTATCTCGCCAAGCCAAAGGGCTGTGAGCCGCAAGGCGTTTTCCAACGTGTCTTTGAAGTTCAGCGCCAGCGCTTCGATGACGGAATGTGCCTTATCGCCGGCAAATGCCGCTGTGATTGTGGTGATGTTCCCAGATTGCGCGGTGAGTGGTTGCCGTCCGAGTTCGCGCAGCGCCGCCTCTGTCGCCTTAATGTCTTCGGCTAGGAACCGCAGCGAGTTGGCGTTCGGCTCGATAAAAGTCCATTCGCCGTGCTCGCCGTCGCCGTTCATTGGCGCATAGAGAACCGTTTTCGGCCCGACAGGAACCGGAGATGGCTTGCCGTCAGCGCCTTCCGGCGGATTGACGCCATTGCCAGCAAGCATCGGGAACGCCGTAAGTTCCTTGGCGTATTTCAGCCCGCTTTCCTGCTGGTAGTGCTCAACCTGAAGATAGGCGGCGTCTTCCAGCGGCGGCTTCACCCGCCAAGACGATCCTTCACGGCGCCCGGCGATGAAAGGCACAATCGGAATGACGCCGATGGAAATAGCGCCTTCCTCGATCTTGAACCATTCTCCAATTCCGCCGGCGTTCTTGCGCTCTTCCCAAAGCTCCCATGTCGCCGGACCGGCTGATCTTACCCCGTTAGCGTCTGTCGAAACTTCCCGGTTGAGAACGCGAACGCGCTCAACCTCAGTCTCTCCCCAGCCGTCGCGGACAACATGCTCTTCCTCGAAGCGGGCATGAATGATCGTCTCGACGCCGCCGATCATCTCTGAATAGACCGCGATCATTTCTTGAGCGGGGATATGGACCCAGTATGGCCTAGCGCCAATGGCCTGCTCTTGCGCCACCGTCGCCCCGTCCGGGACGCCTTTCGTGAAGTCGACGAAGATCCAGTCCAGCGAATAGCCAACGCCGTGATAGAACGAATTCGCGGCAAAAATGCTGATATGAGACCCTTGCCCGTCGATATTCTCAAGCAGCGCCTCAACCCGCGCGCTGTTCGTTTCGATCATGACTTCCTTGCCGAACGGCTTGGAGGCGATCGTGGAAACGATGTCGACGAAAATATTGGTGAACTTGGCGCTCTTCAGCCGAACGTCGTAATCGGCCTGCGTCTCGTTCGTGAACTTCGGTAGATATTTCTGCCCCGCCTTGCGCATCGCCGGCGCGCCGCCGAGCATCGCCGAGACCATATGCCAATAGCCGCCCATCGCCTCGAAATCAGACGATTTGGTTTCTGGCGTGTTCTTTTGGTCAATCAAGGTCAGGCGCCTGCATAAACGCCGAATGCGGCCACGCCGCCGTGCCGACGCGCCCCCTCAAGCGCGTAGCGAAGGGCGTCGACGACGTGATTAGACTTGTCCTCAAGCACAGGCAAAACCTCTTCCGTCTGTTTGTCGATTTTGTAGGAATAGAGGCTCAATTCATCAATCGTATGCCGGCAAGATGGATGCACGACAATGTCATAGCTTTTCAGAAACTCGACGCCGTCTTCCACTGATCCGGCGCCCTTCAGCGCTTTGGTGACTTTGAACCCATGACGGCTCATGTAAGAAATCGTCTCCGGCCGCGCGCTGTCCGCGCGAATCGGCCATTTGCGCGAATGCGGAACCGTATCGAATAGAGCAGGCGTCGCGTCGATTTCGCAGCCGACCTTGTAAGCCTCGGCGTCAACGAACAGCGTCCGCTCCCTGGTGTAACAGCGCACGAGCACGGTTGGATCGACAGAAAATCCCCAGTCCGCCCCAAAGTAAAAGCGCTCTTTCGGTTGCGCGTCGAATTCATCTGCAGCGCCAACACGCCAGTTTTTGAACACTCGCGCTTGCGAATTCTTCTGGTAGCCGCCGAGCCAAATATGCGCATATTTGTCTGGATCGCGCTTCTGGTCCCAATCCTTCTCTTCCTTTAGGACAGGAGGGAACCAAGGATTATCGCGCCAGTTAGCTTCGACGACGATAGTCCCTGGCGGCCGGTCTGGACCACGCAAGAGCTTGTCGACGGGGTCGGTCGCGAAGCGCGGGTTCCACGAAAACCAAAGCTCTGAACCGTCATTGCGGATCGTCGGGCGGAGCAAATCGAGGCTGCGCTGCGAAAGCGACTGCGCTTCCTCAACCCAAGCGACGTCATAGCCCTCAAGTGACTTGATCGATTCCGCGGTATGGTTTTGCATGCCTTGGAAGATGATCATCCCGCCGCCAGGCGTCTTGATCCGGTCGTGCTCAACACCGAACGCGGCGCCAACCCCAAGGCGACTGATTTTGTCTTCGATCAGCCGTTTTACCGACTGTTCAAGCGATTTCTGAATTTCACGGACGCATACAGCGCGCGTCGGACGCATCAAGCAGCGCTCAACCAGCGCCTCAGCGAAATAGTGGCTCTTTCCTGAGCCTCTTCCCCCGTGACTTCCTTTGTAGCGGGATGAACTCAGGAGCGGGACGAAAACGCGCGGCGTTTCAATGCGCAAAACAGCCATTGCAACCTATTGGTGCTGTATTGCCGTGAATTTCGGCATTCAGCATCGTGAAGCGAGGCATTACAGGCGCCTGCAGTTAGACGATAAAATGCGTTCCGCCTAATTATCTTCGGCGGGGTCAACTATGACGCGCTCTATTTTGGAGAATTGGATTGGGCCACCGTTGGGGCCCGCATGCTCTACCGCGGCAAGGCGAGGATGGACGTAGGGAGCCGCCGCCTTAGCAGCGTCCATGCGGCGCTCTGCCGTCTCTTCCTCGCGACGCATAACGCCAAGCAAATAATCCAAAGGGGTTAGCCCACTGTCAGCAACTGCCTTTTGCCGAGCTATACTGGCCTTGTTGGCCGCGCCTTTCTTGCGCCCCGCGTTTGGGCGCTTCCCGCCGCGCTGAGCCACTTTGATTCCTTTGATTGTTTTTCAAACCGCCCATGAAAAAGCCCGGCAACCTTTCGGGCCGGGCGGGGTGATATGGCTTTCGAGCACACGATTTTGTCGATTACGACTTCGGTTATTAAGTGGTCCTCGCAAAGAAATATCCTTGCTAGCCGCAGGGCACCAACCTTACATGCGCTCGAAACTCTGTGCGCCGAAGCGCGAAACTTCAAAACTGGCTCCGGCGACTGGATTCGAACCAATGTCTGCGCGTTCAAAGCGCGTTATCCTTCCACTAGACGACGCCGGATCGTCTAGCGTTGCTGTCGATTGAATGTGAATGGTGCCAGCGGCATGGATTTGAACCTGCGGCCTGCGGTTTACAAAACCGCTGCTCTACCGACTGAGCTACGCGGCAATTATGCACTTGACTTAGCAAGTCACATAAACGATAACTTGGTCATTGGAGTTAGAACCGATGACCAATCTTTCCGCCCCTCGCTTCCATGACGAAGACGCCGCCCGCGAGCATATCGAAGCCTCGCGCTGGCCTAATGGCGTGGCCTGCCCGCATTGCGGATCGGTCAAAGTCCGCCGCATGGAAGGCAAGACGCAGGCCGGCATGTTCCTGTGCAACGATTGCCGCGACAAATTCTCCTGCCGCACTGGCACGGTTATGGAGCGCTCGCACGTCCCGCTGCATAAGTGGTTGCTTGCTATCCATCTGATGACATCCAGCAAGAAGGGTATTTCGGCGCATCAGCTTATGCGGAACCTCGGGATCGGCTCCTACTGGACCGCTTGGTTTCTCGCGCATCGTATCCGTGAAGCCATGACCGATGACAGCCACAAGGCGACAGGTGGGCTTGGCGGCGCGAACAAGGTTGTCGAAGCCGACGAAAGCTATGTCGGTGGCAAGGCCAAGAACCGCGCCTTCAAAGAGCCTGCGCCCAAGAAAGCCGTTGTGACCCTCATTGAACGCGATGGCCGCGCCAAGTCATTCCATGTCGCCAACGTGACCGCGAAGACAGTGCGCCCGATCATCGTGACCAATGCAAGCCGCGCTAGCTCGTTGATGACGGACGAAAGCATGATCTATCCCAAGGTTGGCGCAGAATTCGCCAACCATCATACCGTGAACCACAGCGCCAATGAGTATGCCCGCCTCGGCGGCTATGCCCATTGCAACACGGCGGAAAACTTCTTTTCGATCCTCAAGCGCGGAATTACCGGAACCTATCATTCGGTCAGCGAAGCGCATCTGCATCGCTATCTCGCCGAATTCGATTTCCGCTACAACAACCGCACTGGCCTTGGCGTCGAAGACGCAGAGCGCGCCGCTCGCGCGCTCAAAGGCGCGGAAGGCAAACGATTAATGTATAATCAGCCTCGTTGAGCCGAAGACGATTAAGCAGAAGGCGCGGCGATTCATGCGCTGGCGCAAAAAGGGAGATTAACATGACCGACCCGAAAGAGCCTGATGAGATCGAGAAGTTAAAATTAGAAAACGCAAAATTGTTGAATGAAAACAGAAAATTAAAAGAGGAAAAAAAAGCACTTATACCAACGGCTGCGCTGACTGACTCACGGGGGATTCCCTTGGCGCGGATTTTCTGACTCATTTGGCGCGAGGAGATTCGCGCCGGGGTCGACGCCATGCCTGCAGCGGTGAAATTGCGAGAGGATTTTTCAGCGGCTGCGCTTCGGGCTTTGGCCCGGCGCGCTAAGGACGTCAATCAGAGCCGGCGCTTGCTGTCGCTGGCGGCGGTTCGCGACGGTAAGGACCGGGGCGAAGCGGCGAAGATCGGCGGCATGGATAGGCAGACGCTGCGCGACTGGGTGCATCGCTTCAACGCCGCCGGCCCGGAAGGCCTCTTCGATCATTGGACGGACGGCCCGAAGCCACGCCTGTCGGCGGGGCAGTTGGCCGAGTTCGCCAAAATCGTCGAGACTGGACCAGATCGCGAGAAAGATGGCGTCGTGCGTTGGCGCCGCGTAGACCTCAAACGCGTCATCGCCGAGAAATTCGGCGTCGATTTTCACGAGCGCTATGTGGGCACGCTGTTGAAGAAGCTCGGCTTCTCCCACATCAGCGCAAGACCGCGCCATCCTGCGCAGGACGGCGAGATCGTCGAGGCCTATAAAAAAACTTCGAAGCGACGTTGAAGGCGCATCTGGCCGATCTGCCGCCACGAACGCCTGTCGAGATCTGGTTCCAGGACGAAGCCCGCATCGGCCAGAAGAACGGCCTCGTGCGACAATGGGCGCGGCGTGGAACGCGTCCGCGTCAGCCCGCCGATCAGCGCTATGCAAACGCCTATCTCTTCGGCGCGATCTGTCCGGCCAAGGGAAAG